CCCAAGATCAATCACAATGGCGTATCAAATGTTTTACAATCAATCCGAAGATTGTCGTAAAACTTCTCTTCAAGAATTTGTTCGTCCGGAGTAATGTCATAAGCTTCCCAAAAAGACGCTCGAGCTTCAGCTGAAACAGGGCTGAAGTCTCTGTCCATATTGTCCAAAGAGTGTCTTGTATACCATGACATATAAGCGGTGGGATTTCTTCCGGGCACGCCATACCTATCGAACACTTTGTAGAAATTTTGGAAAATGGGGAGTCCCCCAGTAAGACGGAGTCCCCCCATGCCGACAGCAGCCAGCCAGTTAAATACCTGTTTACGACTTTGGTAAGGTTGTAAAAACACACTGTCCTTACTAATGGCCGTGGCAACATTCCTGACCATCAACCAACGGTTCCCATCATATATGGGGTGTGTTTGGCAGAATTCAACCTGCTCAAACACAGATACTGGTTTTTCAATTTTCATATCAAACCCCATATCCAGAAACCAATTGTATAACGGCTCAGAAAACTTGCCAAGATCTTTCTGTTCCATAAACACTACACAGTCATCACCATTATTAGCTAGACGACAATTGACTCCAACATAATCAGCGTAAGCTTTAATCATAGAACACATTAAAACGCAGTTACCCAGTGATGTATTCATGTCGCCAGACATGCGAGTACCCTCGATGGTATATTTCAACTTACCATCTTTGGCGTACCCTACACAACGATTAACACACTGCATTTTCAGCAATTTGCCTAGTTTCTCACGGTGCTTGCCGTGAAAGCAAGAGGTATATATGCTGTGTTCCCATTCTAAAGCTTCGCGAGACACATGTTGGTCAAATCTACTAGCGTCGAGCCCAACAGCAACAGGGTTATTAAAAGTCTCCCACTTTTTACGCAATATTGTGGCCGCTTTATATGCATTATAACCCTTGATAACGGTGACATCACCAAACAGTTTCCCTAAAGATTTGAACAACAAAGGTTCAAGCTTTTTGATATACTTCCCGAGTTTTAAATTATAACGTGGGGATCGTGGGGAGATAACTCTAGGGACGGGATCCTGTTTGGTGGTTCGATCTGTCTTTTCATATTTAATAAATACCTCAACATTGGAGTCTGCTTTGCAAAAGTCCATTACAGTGAAACTTTCGGCTGCCTCTTCATACCGCTTCTTCTTTGCCCCCTTGCAACTATCAAGAAATTCCTGAGTAGTCCAAGGGACGATGTGAGGAAGAAGTTTTAATAAAGAAGCCCGTGTGCTCAATAACACGGAAGCAAATGCTCTTGGTTGAGGGGGCCTAACGAACTCGCCTTCCTTTTTAACAAAAAAGACGCGCTCGCAAACAGCCCTTTGCAAACAATGAAAAGTGTGATTGAAAGGAATAATAGCTAATGGTTTGGATAAAATATCGGATACAACAGAAAAACACATAAATTTCCGTTCCTTGACAATACCTAAAGGTTTGGGGTCGAGTGATAGGAGAGAGGACACATTATTGTAGACCCCTAATGCACCACAGTCCTCTCCACTCTTAACCTCTAGGCACCCCTATTTCTGATCGGTGCCGCTAGGCACCAAATCAGAATAGGTCTCTGATTGAGTAAATGTCTCGCATTGCATATAAATATCAGAAGGGATGAATGATAGAAACAAAGCACCATCGACAACACTGATTTTGTCAGCAATTCTCATGGTATTTGTGTTCTCTTCAACCCATCTGACCATCCACTTTCTGGTCACAATACGATTAGCATCATTCAACTTACGGGGACCAAAATGATGATATGCCTCGCGCGCCAAACGCTTAGTAAAGGGTTTCCT